TCTCTTTTATTTCAGCATTATATAATTCTTTAGTGTGGAACATGCCTATCATTAACGACATAACACGGTCAAAGTTACCTTTATGATTAAATTTAATTAACTCAGTCAATAATGCTGGATCATATATTTTATGTAGGTTTAGTGTATGTACTCCATCTTCATTCTTCCCTCTAGGAGTAATTAACCAATCTCTTATGTATAATTCACCTTGTCTCTTCCTTGCTTCAGTCATATGCATTCCATACTGCCTTTTAACTGTTTTAGATCTTAATTCCTTTTTATCTAACATTTCAAATTCCTCTTGAAGTTTATGCAACTTCCTATGTCTTTTAGCGTATGCTATAACCTCTCCTCGATCATTCTCAAACCCTATCTTACATCCATAATAGTCTGCTAGCATAAATAAATTCCGATTATACTCATCTGTTGTGCTAGGTCTTCCTACATAACTAGCTACTATCATATCATCTGGTTGAGATATATTATTAGTCATTTTTAAGACATATGCAGATCCTAAAGATGTACTATCAGCAGATTGATTTTGTCCGTAAGGGTCATGACATATTACATATAAATTTCTAGGTACCTGTCCTGCGCTATTCCTATAAGGAGCTTGATAAATAACTATACCACCTTCTACATTATCATCTTTTCTATGAGGATATTTTACTATCTGTCTTTTATCTCCATTAATAGTAAATTTAATTTGACCATCTGCTGCATACTTTAAATCTCCTACAGTCCCTAAAGAATGTAAATTATTAGCTTTAACTTTATTATATTGCTCTTGAAGAGATCCTATATCAAATAGATTAGCTGTTACTTGTAAGGTTGCTTCTTGAGGAGAGTATGGCTGCTCCTTTCTTTTTTTCTCTTGCTAGTTCTTCATATTCGATAGCCTTTTGGGCCATCGAATTACCTTGTTCATCTATAAATCCATCTAAGTTTTTTTGTATTGGTATAAAATACCCGCACTTAGTTCCCATAGCTCCTTCATCCCATATGTTCTCATACTCCATACAATCATATGCTGCAGGGTTATAAAAAATCTCTTCCATAGCTTCAAAGTCAGCTCCTTCTGTACCACCTGTACCAAAGGCTACCATCATACCTAATGTCTTAGATCCTTGACGCATCGTAGGCATTGTTACCTCCCAAGCCTTAAGGAGTCCGGGGAATGAACCAGCTTCCTCAAAGAAAACTAATTCACCCGCCTTTCCCCTCACTTTGTCCGGATTATCTTTAAGAGATACTCCTATAATTTGAGATTTCATACCCATCTCTATATCTACTCCATTCACCTTCTTTTTGTATCCTGACATCTTAGACATCTCTCTGTCTCTTAATCGTGGTTGAGCCCATGCAGTATGATCATCTACAAAAGATAAGAACTCCCATGCTTTGGATAATAGTCCATCCCCAATTAAATATTCTTTTTGACCTGCAAATACAAAGTTCTTAGAGTTACGTACAAAGAAATAATTACGAGCTAACATAGATCCTGCTTTATAAGAGTATCCCTTACGTCTCGCTTTAAGTACAATCATATGTTTATTATCTGCTCTGGCCCTATCAATCTCCCAAAAATACTCATAGTCTCCATCATAAAAAGAAGGAAATGTTCTCTCACGTTTTGCCTGTATAGTACCATCAGGCATTAATTCATCTACAGCTCTATCAATAGGACAATAATTGAGATAGAAATAATGATACCCAGTAATTGATAATTCATCTACTGTGTAGCCATATAAACATCTCCTGCGCTCTTCATCCCAGAAATCGAAATAATCTTTAGTACCTGGTATGTTTGATGTATAGGCACCCGTTTCTAAGAATGTTAAGGCAGCAGGTCTAACTCGGTTGGTGTCCTTTAACATGTTGTTTTTTAATCTTTACTAGTTCAGCGCATTTTTCATACTCCTCAAATCCAGTAAAGTGTTCTATAAGTAAGTCTATAATATCCTCTGAGTAGATACCTACTAACATAGGATTAAAAGGTAAAGGAAGTATATCATCTTCTTCCTTATCCATTTCTATAAACATCTCATCTAACTTAACTCTACCTGTTATCAAATTAAAGGCATTGTCCATTGCACAATTATAAAGTTCTAAATCTTCTAAAAAATCCATTCTATTTTTGTTTAAACTTTTCCATCTCATCTACATGATTCCATTTACCTTCTATACTAGGTATGACATCACTTTTTCCTTTTAATAACCAGAAATTACATATATATTTATCACCACTTAAAGGTATATGACCTTTATGCAAGTGAGTCCAGTATGCTGGGAATATTACTAGCTTTCCTTTTTCTGGTTTTACTTTTATTTTTTGTAAAGCAAATTCTGTTTCTCCTCCTTCCTCTACATCATTCAAATAAAACATTAATACTAATGCTCTATGACTATGAGGAAGTCCACTTCCATTATCTTCATGAAACTTATGAAATCCTTGAATACCTTTTTGATACTTTTTTAATAGTATAGACCAAGGCCAAAAAGAAAATTTAGAATATAAACTCTCACGTATTTGATCTTCTCCTTTGGCATACAGTAGATCTTCAGTCATTGGATAAGATTCACAATAATCTACTAACGCATCATCCAAACATTTACTTAGTTTAGGGAATATATACTGCTCTATTGGATGTAATTCACCAGGAGTTCTATTATACTCTAAGAAATTTAAATCATTACTGTCTTTTATAGCTGAATCTACCTTACCTGATCCTATTTGTCCTGCTTTAGTATGCTCTAAATTCTGATCAAACATACTTCTTATAGGATCAATAATTGAATCTGGTATAGCATTTGGATATTCTTTTATAAAGTTCATTACATATTATATTTATTAACTTCTACTCCACCTCTATTAGTATTAGCAGCTTGTTCTTCTCTTTTAACTATCTCTTCTAATTTAGTTAGTCCATCTACAACTTTACCCATCTTTTCTAAATTGGAAATTAAATCTTTAGCTGTATATATAGGCTTACCTCTATCATCCATAGCATGGAGATCTACAAATCTAAAGTATTTTTCTAACTTAACAATAGATTCTCTAGCTGCTTTTAATAATCTTACGGCTGAGGTTTCTATTAGTTTCTCATATTTTCCACATGCTGCTAGTACTTTAGTGGAAGCTGTCCATTTACTTTTCTCTCCAAATATACTATTCTTAACTTCAATTTTACGTTGCTCCCATTCATATACTGAGTAGGGAGATCTATGATCTATCATAAAATATACAAAGGATAATTCCTCTGCACTTAACCCCTTGAATTCCAGTATAGTACAAGCATATGCACTTGGCATAGCATTTTTACCATCTTTAATATATATTAAATCGTCTGTTAGTTTCATTATTTTCCGCAGTTACATGGTTTTCTTTTCTTACTTGCTTTCTTTGCTATCTTACCAAAATCAGTTGTTTTTCTATCCCAAGTTTCAGGAGTATGAAAAGAAGTGAAATAGGTATGATTAGATTTATAATTCCTTTCATTATAATCTGCACCATGAGTCATCATCTCCGGTATAATTATACAAGGTACAGTATACAGAGGATCTCCTAATGCTAAAAAATTAGCAGCAGCAATCCTGTGATGACCATCTAAGGGTATATAATACTGACCATCAGCTATAGCTTGCATCCATCTTAGCTCCATATCCTTATTTTGAGGGTCCATGTCTCTAAGTTTACATAGATGTATAGGAGTTTCAAATCCATTTTGCTTTATACTATCTAATAATAATTTCCATTCATAATCCTTATCCGCTAAATCATACCGTTGATTAGTTAATATCTCACTTAATCTAACATCTACTACTTTATATTCAGGTTTAGATTGGAATATAAGTTTTAAACCGTGTTTAATATTATTCCAACGCCACTCTCTTCGTAGTTTTTTCCTCTTTTTTAAACATTTAGGACATTTACAATATGACCTACACCTATTATTTTCCTCCTCCATTGTTCTTTAGTTTATTTATATGTTTAACTCTTTTATTATTTACAGAAAATTTACCAAAATATGGTAGTCTTATAGTATCAAAATTTCCTTCTTTCATTATTTTATTTACATAACCAAATTGATATTCTACTATTTGCTTTATTTTACTTAATGGTAGATTATATTTATTGGCTAATTTATATATTATTAGATCCTTGTCCATTTGGATATTCAGGTGTTTGAGGATTCCATCTTTGTGGTGTGTCAGGACACGTAGTATTCTTCCATTTAGCTTTGTGTTCAACTAAACATCCACATAAACCACATCTCATATGTTTCTTTTGTAAGTGCTCACATGCATTACATGCTCCTAGCCTCTGCCTATAATCTCCTATAGACACATTTTTAGCTCCATTTTTTAAATATACAGCAAAATCTTTAATAAATGATGCTATCATTTGAAAAATACTAGGCGGTTTATGATATAGTTCCTCGTTATTATTATCTTCCATTATAAATTACCTTTAGTGTTATTAATTCTCCGTCATTGTCTTGTATAATCATAAGCTCATAGGGCTCTATATCCCAATATGATATTACTAATCCATATTCTTGAGCTATAAAGTCCATCATTTCTTTACTTTAATGATTATTTTTTCTGTTTTAGGCTCTAACATTTTAGATAAAAAGTAATTATTATTTATTTTTCTAACTACTCCTTTATCTTTAAATCTCTTAACATAATTATTTAACGTATTATGATCTTCAATACCTAAGATTTTAGCTACTGCTCTCTTATTATCTACCCCACATAGGTTAGATCCTTCTATAGATTCTCTAAGATCTATAAAATGAGACAATATTTTTAACTCTTTTTCCGTTAAATTGAAGATCCCGTTCCACAACTGTAAGTATTTATAGGTTGTATTAGCTTTTATTGTTACGCTTTTCGTGATCATTTTCCAATATTTTAATTAATGCATTCTTATTATGTAAAGGTCTTGCATTTTTACCTTTATGTTTGTTCAGAGAGTAATATTCAGATGGTTTATAGATCTGTTTAACCTCTCTAATAAGTCCTTTCTTATCAAACTTAACTATCCATCTTTCATTATCGTTTAGTTCTACCCTCTTAATGTGTTGTAAAAATCCCATATTACTTTCTGTTTTTCCAATGACCATGAGGCCATTTAGGTGGATTAAGATGACGGTATATATTCCATAATATTAATCCTATTATTACTAATGTTACTTTCAAAGACTGAATTTTTTGTGTGAATTGCCTGTGATTAGACATAGATAATCTTCTCTTGTAGTAAATATACGTCTTCTACATTTACAATTATGGAAACCTAATCTATGTTTAAGGTATTGTAGTCTCTTTCTCAGCCTTACCATTTACCTAATATCTGATGTTCTCCAACAATAAGGTACTCTTCCCCATCAATTGTAGCTCTTACAGCCTCCGTTCTTGGGTCTATCATGACTGTTTCACCTTCTTTAATGAATGTACATTGCGGACCTACAGCTAAACACTCTAATACATTAGTAGCATTTTCTTGAGCCGTAGCTTCATCTAATATTATTCCTGATTTTGTCTGTGTGACTGTTGGATCTGGGAGCACAATCCAGGCTCCGTTCGGTTTAAATTTCATATCTATATATTTTTGTTTGTGCAAATATATAAATTATTCTTTTATAAATCCAAATGTTTTAAGGTATTTTTAAATTGAACGCACCTCTCCCCCTTGCGTTTCCTATTTCAAGTTTGAATTTCCGTCTGACAGTGCTCCCATTTTCAGTAGGGACCCATGGATAGTGATCTTGATGTTAA